TAGGTAATTGATGTTCTTCTACATAAAAATCTACATGACTTGGATCACTTTCATGGCATCCAAATCTATCACTTGCTACCATTGAGCTTTGTACACCGAACCAGAATTTACCTTCGATGTCTCCTGAATAATATCTTCCCATTATATTTCTATTTTTTTGTTTGTGAATAAATACTTGTCTAACACATCTTCAATAATGTCCTGAACTTCCCATTCAATTTCATAATCTGGATCTGCATAATTTCTGTCTGTACAATCAGGAATAAGTCCTTCTTCTACAAGCTTATTAACAATAAGAATTGCTAAATCACGATTATCTCTTACCATTATATTAATTGTTTCTCTAATAAATACTCTTCTACTGCTTTCAAACCATGCACTCTAGCAAGGTCTGCCCAATCTTTAATGCCCTCAGATAAATACTTCCTGGGAACATTACAGTAATCAAAGTCGAATAGTTGTGTGATCTGTTGTGAGTTCTCTACACCTGTTATGTCTGAGTCAAAACTGAGAATCTGACTAGCAGAATTACTCTTGATATACTCTACATTCTCAGGAGAGAAACAACCTAAGCCCTCATTCTGTACAGCACAACTGCACAGGAATAGTTTCTTCATCACCATATAATCCTTCTTTGATTTGTTGATAAATGCTACATCACAGTCTTTGATGTTCTCTTTACCATCCATTGCTGTAATAGGTACATTGTTTGGTACCCATTTGCTACGCTTATCTTTAGCATAAGGTCGATAGATTTTCCACTTATCACCATAGAGATAACCAAATCTAAGCTCATCCATTGGAGCAGGAAATAGCTGCTTGTTTAGATACACTTTAGAGATGCTATACACATTGTTGTCTTTGAGATCCTGTATATCAATATGATACTGGTTCCAATATGCTAGTTCATCTTTGGTAAACTTTTTAGTAATAACTTGAATCTTCGAGTATGTTTTCTGCATTCTCACTGGTTGTTTATACTCAGTGACAATCCTCTTATAATCTTGGGTATTAGTTTCTCTAGTGAGTCCTAGTCCTAAGTCTCTGTCAATTAGCTTTAGTGCATCCTGATACTCTGGGATGTTGAATAGCATCTTAACAAAATCAAAACAACTGCCTCTCTTACTAGTGTCACCAAAATCAATGAATGTTAGTCTACCATGTTTGTTACCAATCATAAATGATGGTGTCTTCTCATTCCTAAATGGAGAGAAGGTAACATTATTAGGTTTCCAATCACTGTTTGGCATGTAATACCTGAATATATCATACTCACTAACCTTCTGCAATATGCTATCAGCATTGATAGGCATAAGCTTCATTCTTCCGTTAATTGGCATATTGTTGTTGGTTTAACAAAAAGAGAGCCCAAACTAAGATAGAATGGGCTCTGCTGATCGGAACTATTTTCAACTAAAAGTCTCCTCCATCATCAGAGATGAAAGCATTTGATTCAACTAGGTTACTAGCTGGATCATATTCATGTAAGTCCTTGAATGTATAATACTCTTTGCATCCATACTCACCTACTACATTAAGAACAAAACGCTCATAAGGTTTTAGTTCTTTGCTAGGCTTGAACTTCAATTGACGAACAACATCTTGGTTGTTGAAATCTACTTGACGCATTTGCTTGATAGCATAGCCTGGGAAGAATGCTTTACTGTATACAGACTGATAAGACACAGGTCCATCTTCTTTCTCTACAGTTTTAACTGTTGCTAGTACACCTACTGTTTTAGTATACTTACCACCAATCTCATCTTTCCACTCTTTCAAGTTTCCAGCAATAACCTTTCGCCATTCTAACATAAGTTCAGCACTGTCTGCAGAGAAATCAATACCTGATAACCAGTTACGTAAAAACTCTAAGAACTCTGATTCACCTACATAAGATACACGATAGTCACGTTTAGCAAACCATGTTGGTAGATCAGACTCATCAGCAGCCCAAGAAGTGATACCAATGTTATTGATATATTGCTTCTTAGTCTTGTCTTTGTTCTGCTTCTTACTGTCTTCCAACCAAAATGCTAACTTAAACTTGTCTCCACCTTTTACATCTTGTAACCATACATCTACTCTCACTTTAGATGTACCATCTGTTGACACTGATAAATACTCAGTTGCCTTACTGTCTTCTTTCAATTCAATACCAAGAAGATCTTTGTATTCTTCTAGTGTTGGATTGATTGCAATTACTTCTGCTTCAAAATACCCTACTTTCTTCTTGAAGTCTGTTGTACCTTGAGATTCTCTTACGTTTCCTCCTACTGCCATGGTTTCTTTGTTTATTTATTGTTTAAAATTAGTTATAATACTCGTCTATTTTGTTTACTACTTCTTGTAAGTTATTAGGAATCTTGATGTCCGTAAACATACCATCAGGACTCTTAGCAGGATACTTTCTGTAACGATTAGTTACGAAGTTATAGGTAGATGTACCATCTTTGTTCTCATCCACATAAGTGTAGAGACAAATAGTCAATAAACCTTCTAATACAATTTGATTATCGATCAACTTACCTGCTGTCTTGATCTTGTATCCTACCACCTCACCTGATTCTTCAATAGTTTCTGGGTGTGTAAAGTAGAACACTTTCAAATCGTCACGCAATTTACGAGCTTCTCTAAATAGTTCAACCATGTCTCTTGCCATGATAGAAAACTTAGTGAAACCAATCTCAGTAGCTTTAGATACAATACTAAAACCCATGATGTAATTAGAATCCTCAATTACAATGTTCTTGATGTGTGTAGCTTTCTCAGAGATAGTCTTTAACAAACGAGTGATCTCATTTGCATCATCAATCTCCTTGTAGTTCTTGCTTTCAGCGTTGTACAATTTGTCAGCACCTTTGAATGGTAACTCTTTCTTTGCTACATTAATGATGTAGGTTTCCTTTGGATCTAGGTGCTTGATAGAGGTAGATTTACCAGTACCAGTTGAGCCCACAACCCCGATTAATTTGCTTGCCATGTTTATATTATTTAGTTATTTATTTACTTAAAGTTACTAATTTCTGTTAACATTTACAAACCTAATCTTCTCTTTATCAAAGAACTCTAGAGCTTTATTTAACCATTTTTCCTCTACTGGTTCATCAGTAGAAATGATATAAATGTCTGCTTTCTTATCAGGATTACTATACTCCATAGCCATACATCTGTTCACTTTCTGAGCTAGGTTCTCTGCATTACTGTCAAAGTAATTCAATATCACCTTGTTCAATGGTTTATAGGTTACACCCGTGTTACCAATCTTCACTACAGCCATATGATTACCTTCACCCTCAGCAAATCTTCTGAATGTATCTTTATCCAGTGACTTGCTGTGATGTGAGTGTATACCCAAGCTATCAGCCATATCTGTTGTACCACAGAATACAAGAATACGTTCTTGTTCATACTTCTGTAATAACTGTCTAGTCAGAGCTAACTTAGCTATACTATTTTGTATAATCCTCATTCTCTTTAAACGTAGCATCATTGTATTCTGCCCTTGTTTATCAAGTTTATCAATTACCCAACTAGTAGCATCGTAGTGCTTCTTCTCAGTTCTAGCTTTACCTTTCACTTCCTGGACAACTATGTTATCTAAAGGAACTTTAAGCACTGTGATCTGATAGTCCACAATAACTCCTTCTTCAATAGCCTGCTCAATAGGATAGTGTGCAATCACTGGTAAGCGTAACCTTTGATCTAGCTCTGATTCTGTCCATGAGGACAGCGTACCTGTTAGTCCTAACACCATGCTATTATTCATCAACTCTTTACAAGCATCTAGTTGTGCATCACTCAGTAAGTGTATCTCATCAATGATTACCATATCGTATGAGATGTCTTCATGTTTATGCATGGATAGGTGTGTTGTATAGGTAATGTTTGAATTGTTGTATTCACGTGCTTTGAAATCTTCTTCCCAAGAATCCTTGATTTTAACGTCAGGATAGGCAATTATGATAGATATATTTGAATTCATTTTTTCCAAAATGTTAATTGTTGTATATATCTTACCAAACCTGGGACAGAGATTTAGGATACCCCATTTCTTTGCCAACCATACATCAGCAAACTCTTTCTGTCTTTGATCTCTTAAACTCATTGTTCTAAAAAGAATGTTTTGTTAACTACAGATTGATAGATGCTATCATCCATGTTCTTGAGTCTTGGTAGTTCTTTGAACATACCTATCTGACCTAAGAAGCCTAGACCAATTCTAACATCATCTTCACCAAAGCTATTCTTGATTAATCTAACGCTTCTGAAATACTTTGCACCAAAGTCATCCTTGAGCTTGTCTAGTTGATATCCACTTGGATCTTCAACCTTGTATCTCATAGGATCAAATAGTGCTAATACAACATCAGCATCGTTCTGTGTGCTTGAACTGTCTGCAAAGTCTTCCAACTGTGGTTCTACATCACCATTCTTTAGTCTAGTGGGATTAGAAATGTCACGATTGAACTGACTAACAACAACTGGACTATAACCATAGAAATCTCTGGCATAGCGTAGTTCATCACTCATCTTATCAATTGCTTGTTTCTTTGTAGGTTGATCCTTAGTAAGTTTTAATAGACCAATATGATCAACAACAACAAGTGTCACCTCATTATTATTGTTTGGTATATACTTTCTAGTGTATTCATCAATCTCTACAATCTCACCATTAGCTACAGCATGCTTCTTTAGGTCTTTTGCAATACCCACTGGGTTCTCTGCACCATCAATGATTGTAATAGTATCTTTCATCAAGCCAATATACTCTTCTTGCATCAGAAACAAATCATGTTCATCTTTGGTCATCTTCTCAGTCCATCCTAGCAGTCTAGATACAGGTATAAGATATCCACTGTCTAGGAATATCTTTCTGGCTACCCACTTTGCTAGTTTATACGTTCTACTCCTCTCCATTGATCGATAGATAATCTTTAACTTAACACCATTAGTGTCTCCGTTAACATACCAATCAAATGGATTAAGCACGTATGCATCATCAATGAATGAAGTCTTACCTGAACCAGTTAAGCCACCCACCAATGTATACATAGACTTACGAATACCAATGTATCTATTCAGTCTATCAAACCCCATAGGGATTCCATTGTTTCTACCATCTAGTCCATCTTGGACTGCTTTACTTAAATCCTGAAAACTCATAGCTTCTCTATCTCTTGTTTAACTTCTTGCCAGTAATTTACAAATTGGTCATAATCTTCTTGAGATGGATAACAAGGGAAATCTATGTTAAAAATCTCCTGAACATGAATTATAGCACACTGTTTAGTAACATATTTCTTAACTTTCATATCAATCACAACAGTCGCCAAATCATAGAACTTGTTATACAATTCTATTGCTTTCTCTCTTGGTGTCATATGTCTGTACCTCCTGTTGTTTTGGTTGCTGCTTTAACTACTATTCCTTCTCTAACTAACTCAATGAAAGGCTCAAAGCTTCTCTGTGTGAGATATGTAAGAGAGTTCTGAATATACTTCAGCTTGTTATCATTGTTCTTCACTGAGTTCTCTTTTTTCTGTAAGACATCAAACTCCAGTGCTGCTATCAAATCATCTGCTGTATACTCACCCTCTGATAGAATGCTGTTAAACTTGATTCTACAATCATCGATAGATCTACGTAGAGCTCTAGTACCTGAGAATGTCTTACCTGCATGCTTGAATGTATCTGTACCAGGAAAAGCTTTCCACCATCTATCAAACTCTTCGTTAGATGCTTTCTTCTTGATAATCTTATCCTTTGGTGCTTCCTCATTGAGGAACTTCAATACATTGTTACCTGTGAGTGTGATCTTATCATTCTCTGATATTAGTCCTTTCCTACGTATCCCTTGATAGATGATTTCCATCTTGGGATCATTAGCACAAAGAGCTTTAAGATCATGGCCTTCCTCCCCTAGTTTGAGAAGGAAAACCATGTCTAATGTGAATCCAGATTTTTGTAAAGTATTAAAATGGTAAAGTGTTAATTTTAGATTCATCTCTTTGTTTTTGTAACATTCTATCTACGTCAATCACTTGGATCTTAGCTGGTTGTCTCTTGTTTACTTCCATTTGCACTTCTTTACGTAGCAGCTCAATATCCTCTTGTAAATATACTAAATCCTTTAGACTTTCCCGTTCGTAATCTTCCATGTGTATCATATTTAACAAGCCCCCCAACCAAAAAATACATAACTTCCTTCACGTTCTGTAGATGATTCCTTGTATTTAATAGATGCTACATTAGGATTCTGATTAACAAGCTTCTTCTCCATTCTTACAAATGTAGTAGTCTTTGTTTTCTCAGTGTAGTTACGTGCAATAGTAACAGCTTCAGCTTTTGTTTTAGCAGAGTCTACTTGTCTATCATCCCATCCTGCATACACATTGTATCTAAGTTCCCACTTACTGGTTCCTTTGATAACTTCATGATCAACAACAGTCTTAATCTTGTTGGTGTTAACCATTGGTTCTAGTTCTGTGATAGCAAAGCATTGACGTTTATCAGATTCTTCTAGCTTCTTGTTAATAAAGCTCATTTTATCCAATGTGGAACGTTTGAACTCTAGTGTAACATCTTGATAGCTAGTACATGTGCTGATTGTACCATTGTAAGGATCATTACCATACTCTTCGATAGCATTCTCTACTGCTTGATCAAATGCTACTTGTTCATTTCTACCTCTTTGTCTTGTAATAAATTGTTGTGCTCCCATGATTGTATTTGTGTTTAAATGTGAAAAGCCCCAGATTTCTCTGAGGCTTGTGTTATTTGTACTTTCTGATAATCTCAAATGTTTTACCTATATCAGTGATTTCCATTACTTCACCTGGTCTAATAGGATAAAATGCAATGGTAAATCCATGATTACCAAGATAGTAATCTTCTTTCTTTATTTTATTGCCATTTACACTATCTAGGTATATCCATGGATAATTACCAAATAATTGTACTTCTATACCTATCTTTTTAAGTCTAGGAACAAGTCTATTGATTACATTATCTTCCATGTTGAATAGTTTATATTAGTAATGCACACTTCCGAATATGTCACAATTATTTGACAAATTGTGACATATTCTGCATGATAATTCGGAAAAATTCATGCAGATTTGTAAACTATATTATACATTTTATACCCAATAGCATATAAAAGTGCAATATATTATACATTTATATGCCAAATAGTATAATTGTTGGATTTTTCCATCACTAAGTGTCATATATGGCACTAATGATGCTAATAACCAACAAAGAACTTACGTAATCTCTCCCACCATGCTGGTTTAGGTTGTATTACATACAGTCCTACGTGTTGATTGTATTGATTTACTGTGTTACGAGCAATTCCACTGTTACACTTCTTAGTCTTCTTGACTAAGTACATAGCCTTCTTATCAAAGTCTTTGTATTGTTCTTCAGTCATTACATACATCTCTCTTGGATTATCTACTTCAATCCAATCCACATACCTTTTCCCAATAGCCTCCATCTGGAGAGTTATTAGGTTCTTGATCAATTGATCTCTTTGTTTTTGTGTTCCTGCCATTAGAATAAACTTAGTTGATTTTTGATTATTACAGGTACTTTCTTGCCCTGATAATTAATCTTGTTAATAATACGTTCTGCTTTCTCAATATAATAAGAATGGTTAATGTTATCTAGTGGATGTTTAGGTGATAGGTGATTACATACTGTCATCAACCATTCTCCTGCTTCCACTTGTGATATAGCTGCTGCTCTTGTGTCACATTCTTCATTCTTAACTTTGAGTAGCTTCTCCCCCACATTTGATATATAGTATCTAATGAGCTTGTTGTAGACTGTTGTTCCTTTATCAGATCTTCCTTCAAAGTGAAAATCCTTTGTAGCTCGTTGCCGCATTGCAAAATCATAAATATTTCTATGATTGCAAATAGTATCAGCAACAGGAGTACCATTGATGAAATACTGTTCAAGGGCAATAGGCACAATCCTACCAGACTTATTCTTATGAAGCTCAAAGTCAGTAAGAAAATCTCCTTTCTTCTTAATCTCTCCATCTGTTTTAACTGCAAGGTAATCATTGACTGTTGAGAAGATAATCTTGCTATAATCAGTTCTTTCGAGTTCATATTGAGTTAGTTTTGACCACCATGCATTAATTGCATGCATTTTATCTAGGTCTGTTTTCTTTATGCGAATAGTAACACCATCAGTGTTAGCTGATATTACATGTATGCCCTCTAGTTCATAAGCTTCAATAAGCATAAATAGAGACAGCTCGCCAGTAATAGTTGTAAACATAGTAAGTTGTCTATCATAAATCCAGGATTGCATATCACTAGACTTACCATACACACTATTAACAGCAAGCTTAAGAGCACCAACAATACCCCTAATACGTTTATCCTTCTTTGCCTGGGGCTTGAGCTCCAATCTGCGGTCAAACATTTGTTTATAACCCAAAAGGAACTCTTTACCAAGATGAGAGGGATAACGCTTACTATTAATGATAATAGCAGGATAGTAGCTAGACACATCCCAATCAATGATCTCATAATTCTCATCAGCTTCAAATATTTCTGGTTTGTTCTCTGTATGTAAACCACCTTTCATGAATGAATATGCATTATCATAGAATGTAATGTGTTCTTTGAAATCATCTGATAATCCAAGTACTGTGCCTTTCATCTTCTTCAAGAAGAGTTTTAGCTGTGGTGTTTGGAAATCAACATAATCTGCAATGCAATTCTTCACTCTGATATCCTTACGAAAGAATCCTTTCTTAGGTAGATCTGCTGGTTTAATACCTTTCTGTTCACAATAATACTTCTTAATCATCTCATCACCAATCTTACTATCAGAATAGTTAAGACATGGTATACCAAATTCTTCTTGGATATCTTGTCGCAATTCTATCTGATTATTGCCCTTGTATAATGGATGTTCAGTGTTACCTGTTGTAACCTTGTAGAACTCATAAGTTGCATGTACATCATTACTACAATAGTCCATGGTGAGAACAATCTCTTCCTTGGTCATGTTTGTCTTTGTGTGATGTATAGGCATCTCCTCGATGTTCTCAAGATCCATCTCGAACTCTAGCCTTTTAAGACTAACCATTCGATTCTTGTTATCATAGTGATTCACCTTGAATAAATCTATCTGTTTGAATGATAGTTGGTCTTCTCTGAACTCAGGGAACACCTCAAAGTTAGCATCATGAATAACATCTGCTGCTTTCTGTGCAATCTTAGCAGTAATCTCAAGACCACTAGCTTCATGCCAATCCTCATAACTACGTAACACCCACTCAACAACCTGTGCATCAAAGCGTAGATTATTATAACCTACCCAATAGTGTTCAGGATGATTGTGTAAGAGTTTAATAAAACCATCAAAGTTATTATGCCATTGACTGATTAAGAAATCATATCCCTTGTCTTCTTGTGGATCGTAGACATGTATGAGAAACAGCTCTTGCATCGTTTCAATGTCATAAATAAATACTTTCATGATTCTTTATAAGTTGCGTTATAATATTGTTCTGCGGTGTATGTAGCACTTAATTCATACATCTCACCCACACATCCATCAACGTATGCTTCTCTTATTTGCTGTTCCTCCATTTCTTTGGCTTGTTTTATCTGTTTAGTAAATAAATACATAAACATATTTTCTTTATCTAACTGATCAACTAGCCATTCTACTGCTGTTAGTTTACTCATCGTCTTTTAGTTTAATGTGAAACACTCCTTCTGGTGGATATTCTTTGTTATCCCAGAAATACTCACAGCTACCATCTTCCTTAATAGGTGGTGTTGTAAAATAAGATTGATAGTCACTAGCCTTAGCTGTATGTCTGTGACAGTTATTCTTCTTAGGACATTCAGTCCCAAGGCACATTGCTATATCAGGCATGGTGCTATTGTTTAGTTGTGAATTGATCTAACTTATCCATAATCTCTTTGACTACCATAGGTGGATATTCTGCAGCAAATACTGATCTCTTACCTTTAGTCTCAGTCTCAACAATATGTTCTAGCATTTCTTCTTGCCACATAGTTAATCCTTGCTCTAATACATATCTCTCAAACTTATTTAGTTTCTTCATCTTGTTGTTGTTTAATTATTAACATAATCTCTCTTGTTAATGAACCTGCTGTTCTTGTGCCATCAAGTGTCCAACGTATAATAGCAAGCTCTATATCACTATATAATTTATCTTCCATAACTATTTACGTTTAAACTTCTTCTTTGATTTCTCATCATAAGCATATAATGTAAAGTCACTATAATCATAATCATTAACTAAGCTATGATGAGAAGGTATCTCTACCTCCTCACCACGTGCTAATCTGTTCACAGCTCTCTTCATTCCCTTACGTACAGCTCTCCAATAGAGGGCTGATTTCTTGGCATTACGAGGTGCATCCTTAATGATTGGCTTCTTAGTACTTCTAGACATATATCATCGCTCTAACGCAGTCTTTGGTCTGGATGTTTTAATCATTCTAACATTCCATTTCTCCATCCACTGTTGTTTATCACGAAGATACTCCTTTTTCAGCTCTTTGTCAATATGCTCAAATGCTGACTGTACAGTGATAGTTGCTACTTTCATTAGTCTAATTCTACTTGTAAACGTTTTAATAATGTTGAACCACTCTTCACCTTTGGTAAACCATCTGTGCTACAATACACATTAATCTTTTCATTCTTACCACGTGTAACAGTGATGTGTAAAGTTTGAGATATAGGCTTTAGCTTTAAATCATATTTAGACATGTTTTTAGTAGTGATATAAATACCATTGATATCCCAGATACATGCAAATCCACTAACCCATCCAAAGATAGCTGCACGTTCTGTTGGATCAATATGTCCAAGCTTTACTGCTCTACCATCTGACGTTAGTAATTCATAATTACCTGTTTTTAACTGTTCTGCATTAAATTTTAATAATTTCATCTTGTTATTGTTTAATTGTGAGTTTTACTTGTTTAATCTAAATTTCAGTATCTAAATCCTCCTGTACCTTGTCCCAATTGATCCAATGTGGTTCAGTCATGTTTTGTACTGGTTCACCACAATATGTAATCATCTTTGAGTCTGTAATTTCAAATGAATCATCACCAGGATAACCTGATCCATCATTGTAATACATCACTGCTTCTTCATGATTGTGTTCCCAGAACACTTCAAGCTGACACCATAAGTCATCGTTATCAGGATGATAACAGTCTACATAGCTACTACCTTTTGTCTTTCCCATCATTTACCTATTTTAAATTGTACTGGTTTTGTATCAGGATATTTAATATACATATATGTGCTAAATGCAACAAACGAAATAACAGCCATTAGTAACAATCCTGATACTATGATAGCACCAAGCTTTGCAATTTCTCTATCTTGTCTGTTCATTAGTCTACAATCTTAGATATTAAACTCTGTTTGAGGATGGTATCCATAAACTTATTATAACGAGCATAAGCTACTTCAAGCTCTGTGTCCGTAAATACATAAGGTAATGCTATACCATTCTCTTTCATTATAACACCACGATATTGATGTGATGTTGTTTTACCCTGACGTGGATTCTCCACCATAATTAACTTCCCTACACGTGTCTTCATACAAATATTCATTTAATTTAATTATAATACTATTAGCACTCTGCCCTTGAAAGATGCGTTTAAACTTGAAATACTGTTGTCTACTGTACCATTCTTGAGGCATACCAAAGAATTCCACTACACAATAGTGGTATCTAGAATTAGCTTTCATCACTAGGATGTTGTTATCATTTACCATTTTATATGGTACACCTATATCCTTAAGATACTTGGTTACGATTGATTTGCCTGTTCGTCTCATGGTTTTTCATGATTATTTAAGTTTATAAAAGAAGTCTGATAGCTTACCACTTTCTTGTGTAGCAAATTTAAACTCATCTTTAACCTTTGTAATATTCTTAATAAATCGAACATGATCATAATCAGCACAAGATTTAAGAAACTTTAAGAATTCACGACATAAATATCTATTTTCTGTACGATTCTGACGAGGAATAATTCTTAAAACATCAGTAATGTAGTCTAATATTAAAACATTTGCTTCTTCATTAATAATTTTAAATTCTCCTCTCTTGATATCTCTGATAATTTCACTACCATCATATCCACGATTCATTAAAATACTAGCAGTAAATGATTTCTCTAAATCATAACGATTCAAATACTCATTTAACTTTACGTAATCAGTTTTTAAACAACTCCATGCAGTGATATAATCTTGAGTACACCAGCTTTTAGATGAAGCGTTTAATAACGCTATTTTCTCAACTAAATCAGCCTTGTCTTTTATTTCTACCACTACATAAGGAATATCTGAACCATTACGCATTAACGCATGATATAAATGTTGACCATCAATAATATACCACTCTGTTTTACCTGTAATAAATGATAATTCTGCAATAACAATAGTACGTTGTGTACCAATTGCATCAATTGATTTTGCTAACTTGGTTACTTGTGCTGGATCAATAGATCTATTGATACCTGCTAAGAAGCTAATCTTTTTACTACCTAACCATTGTTTAAAGTTTGAGGATGTAAATCCTGTAACTAATTGTGACTTTTTCATGCTTTCTAAGTTTTGTGTATTGAATTTCTATGTTTAATCTTCTCGGAAAAGCTTATCGTCTTCTCCCCATTGTTCTATCCATTCTTCATCCTCATCATCTATGTGTGAACAGAGTGTGACATTTCCCATCTCAAGGATAGGATCACCATCTTCATCAGCATCTACCATAACATATCCTTCATTCATGAGGATGCTATTGATATCACTAAGTTCAATGGTTCGTAGTGTGTCTACATCATTACCATCATCCCACCAACCAATTTGACTATGGTGTGCTATAATTCTCTCTGATATATCTGGATTAGTCTGTTCTTGAGCAATCAGATACATGTGTACAGGAAATCCATTCTCACGAATGTATTTATCCTGATCCTTGGGTATCTTGTCAAGTGTGTGTACATGCAAGTATGAGAATTCACCATCGAATGTGCGTAAATGCACATCCATGGCAAACATCATATCTTCTTCCAATTCCTTGGGTTGATAGTTGATTAATACTAGTTTAGCTAACTGATACATTATGCGTCTCCTCTAAGTTTAGCTATCTCTGCTTCTAGTTCTTCAATCTTCTTCTCTTTAATTTCTTCTGCCCAGTTATGATACACGGTGGCAAATATATTAACAATGTTCTTACTACGTTTAACAATCTTATCTAATTCATGATCAATGATTGATAAATCAATGTTCACTGTCTCAGAATAATGGTTCTCATTGTAGTCATGAATGGTAATATCAACTTGTTTTCCACCTTTGTTGAAAGTTACATGTACATAGTCTTTTGCATCATTGACATACAAATCAACTTCATCAGTGATTGGGAACCTGTTGTTCCTAAGATCATCAATTTTGTTTATTTCTACCTTTAATCCTTTTACTAGTTTTACTAGCTCTTGTGCTTGTGCTCTCATGTTAGATAAATTTTAAGTCTTTATACTTTGTTTCTGTTAATTCTAGTTTCTTGTAATGTGGTGATTCTCCTTGACCATTTACATTTACATGAACCTCCACTGTAATCTTTGCTTCAGGAATACCTGCTTCCTTTGCATCTTTTAATTGCTTAGTTGATACAACTGTACAATACTTGCCTAAACCTTTTGAAAATACTCTCATTTGTTTACTTGTTTAAAATGTTAGAAAATAAGAACTCCCACATATATAATGTGAGAGCTCCTTGTACTAATAACCGATTTGTCTCAACAGCTCTATATTAGCCTCAATGATAACAAAGCCTCCTGACACACCAAATAGTGAATAGGACATGTTCATAAGCTTTGCTACATCCTTGAAGACATAGTATTCTGTTGGCAATAACTTAACCTTTTTCATGATTGTGTTATTTAAGTGTGAATAAATAGATTAATATAAAGGACTAATCTATAAGACTAGCCCTTTATGCATTCATGTGTCTTAACCCCTATTCTCTTTACTTGTCAGTATAACTATTCTAAAGAATACTAACGACAGTATGCCTGATATAACAGCACTCCATGAATGACCAATGAAGGCCATCCATGCAAAGTTTACTGTCATCATCACACACAATAATGTCCATAATACTAATTCAATCTTCTTCATAATGCTATATTAACGTACAGATATTTTACCTATTTTATGTGTAACAGTATATACTTTAGTCTTTCCATCCTCATTATAAGAACGTACATAACTAGTGTCTACCATTTCACCATCAGTACAGATGTTCCAGCTTGATGTGTTAGTCTTAACAATACAAACTGTAGTACCAGCACTATATTGAATAGTACGTGATACATCTCTAGCTTCAACCTTAGCACCATTAGGTAATATAATAGTGTGCATGTCAGTATTACAACTGAACATTGTAGCAGCAATAGCTGCGATAAATAATAACTTTTTCATTTGATTGTGTGTGTTTAATAGTTTGGAACTTGTTTTGCAATACATAATATTCTAACATGGTCTGTGTTAATGTCTACACCTAGTGTATCACATAATGCAACCCATGCTTGGTTATTCATCTCATCTTGATATAGTTTAATATATACAGGATTAGCAATGACATCCCATTGAATGTCTTCTAGCTTATTAACTTGTTCATTAGTTAAAAATGTACTTTTCATGTCTTTATTGATTTGATTGTGTGTGCGAATATAAATAATGGTTTTATCCTTCCACCATAAAGATATGCAGTTCAAGTCTGCCAACTGATCAACACCTCAATGTGTTGTGTGAGTTTAGTTGTTAACTCCTAACCAGCATTGTTTCATCAGCACTTATGCTATGCTATCATAAGAGGGCATTTTTACAACAGATTCGCCTGAAAACCTCTTACTCTATGTTAATATCCCCTCTGCATTCAATTGTATACTCACAGAATGGCACCCTTAATTGGGAATCTCTGCTATTATATACAATTGCCAGACACTTGGGAAGCTGGACTGATGCATTAGATAAAGGGAGAACTAGTCTCCCTATCTATTAAGAACTTGCGAAACATCTATGTATTGTATCTGAGGATAATCCTGAACAGGATACTCATTTCTATACATATCATATACATCTTGACTATTAAAACCAAGAGCAAACTCACTCTTCATAGGACCATCCCATCCTACTAATGTAACTATATATGTTTTCATATATCTATATAAAGTTTATGTTATTGCTATATATTTCTATTCAATACTGTATTCTAACACCTGCTAAAATACCATGAGTTATCCCTAACTGTCTCCACGTTGTTGTTTTCATCTACACAATATATATATTCTGATGCTATTTTACCCCAAAAGTTACTTTCTCCCTAGAGAGCAATGGTAATATTGCATCATAATTGGAATGCACAGTAAATATCCCACCCTACGTGCTACCTATCGTACTGCACCCACCCATATATATAATGGAATAAAAGGAGAGAGATGTTACTCTCCCTCCTGTTACACTAGATTGCTACTTCTAGCAATGACTTCATACTAGCTTCTGTCAAGCCTGCTGATGTTGCAATAGCTTTAAGGTCTTGCTTGATGGCAACCTCTAAGCGTGCATCAGAGTTAACTGCATTGATTAAGTCTGCTTCTGTTGCAAAGATTGATAATGCTGTAAGACGCTTTACTGTCTTGTCTGTCAACTCACCATTCTCATCACGAGTTTGGATGTCCTTGTCATCAACCAATGCGTAGAACATCTTAGGAACATCTTTGTCCTCTTTCCATCCTTGCTCTGCCATTACTGACTTGTGAATGAAGATTTGCTCTCTGCGTGAATTGTAAGCTGTGAAGTTACCTTTCTGTCCTTCACCTGTTGCAAACTTACCTGATGTAATTGCTGTACTTCTCATTTGTTGTTTCATTCAGATACGCTGTTTCCCTTTGATTGTGTAATAAGCTTGTAGTTTGTGTAAAATGGCTAACTTGCTCAAGGTTAGTTGAAAACTGCATTCATATATAAATGCTAGTAATGATGTCAGAGCCTGCCCTCTCTGACTACAATTAGTGCATAAAGTTCTCCTTTAATGGAACTTTTTACGCTATCACTTTGCTTGTCTTGTAACTCTGTCAGTGCACCTAGGTGTACAGAGTTCTTGCAAAGTGCAAACGCACTAATGTGAATGACTTAAGGCTCACAACACCTGAACGTGGGGGATACCCCCAACCGCTCACATCGTGCCTGGGGTTGCAATATGGAGGGGCCTTCCTTCCTATGCACACAATGGGTATGGCCCCCAGGAAAAAAATTTTATGTTCTCCCCACTCTCACATTTGGATGGTAAAAATATTCTCTCGATATTTGGGGGGGATAAAGGGGGGGCCATTCTAAATCTATTTATTATGATACTATTACAACTCAATACACATAGGAGTTTTGGTTTAGGTTTTAAGTATAAGGCAAGACATCTGTCTAACTATATTATTAGGGAGTTAACAGTTGATCTGTTATTATTCTCTATTTCTCTTGTATATACAAAAATTAATGCATAATATAGCATTGGGTTTATCTAGTCATCATTGATAATCCAAACATTATACATATATTTGCCACAAACTAAATATGGAAACTAGTAGCAAGAAGATAATTGTCCAGAAGTTCTTACGTAAAGTGGAGGATGATTATGCTATGGCAGAGAAATACTATGCAATGCTCTCTACGATTAATGATTTAAAACTTACACAAAGAGAGATACAGTTAGTAGCATTCACAGCTATAAGAGGAAACATTTCTTATTCTAATATTAGAGAAGATTTCTGCAACAAGTATAAGTCTACATCACCAACTATTAATAACATCATTTCCAAGCTTAAGCGTATTGGTGTGTTTGTAAAGGATGGTACGAAGATTAAGGTGAATCCAATGATCATTCTCTCATTTGATAGTAATATCACATTGGAGTTAAAAATGGAGCATAATGGCTAGACCACTTACAGATAAAGAGTTGTTGATTAAGACAATAGCTAGTAAGCTAATGATGGCTGAGAAGACTATTGAGACAGTGATTAATCATCAGTTCATTTCTGCAAATAGTGCAATGGATACCAATCAGTCTATAGAGATAAGTGGATTTGGTAAGTTTATGTTCAATGAGAAGAAAGCAGCTAGGAGATTGAAGACGTACATGATGAAGAAGCATGACATGTCGACCATTATTGATCATCCAGATGCTACAGCAGAACAAATAAGAAAGGCCAGTCTGATTTACAATGACATGGTCGATCACATAGCTTTACTTAAACCAAACATAAGCAATGAATTTCTCAGAGATTTACGAGGGTTGGAGGAACAAGTTGATTCCCCCAGCAAAGATGAAGGAGACGATACGAATAGTTTCCAGTGACAGATTACAAATATGCAGGGATTGTGAATTCCATTCTAGTAGACATGCGTCTATACGTATAGATGAGCATTGTACAGATTGTGGATGTCCATTGTCAGCAAAGACAAAGTGTATGTCGTGTGATTGTCCAAAGAGTTTTTGGAAAGCACATGTAACAGAAGAAGAAAACGAAGAGCTAGAAAAGCTATGAATAGAGCTATTATAAAGAAGATTCCATTAGATGACTTAATAGAGATTCTTACAGATCTTTATAATAAAGGAGTGGACTACATTGATATGTTGGCTCCTGAAAATCCTACAGAAGATGATAGGATGACAATAAAATTTTCACATGAGTACATGTCTGAGGAGGCATTAGATAGTTTAACTGAGGATGAATTAGCAGATGATGAGGAGGATATATTAGATATCAAGATAACAGTAAATAAGTTGTCTGATGATGATTTAAACCAATTGCTATGAAACCCACCGCATATGAACAAATCCTTTCTGTTCTAGTTGAACTGAAAGAAACGTTCCCTAGTTATAATCTAGGTAGACATTTAGATACAGCCCTTAGTGACTACAAAGACATTTGGGGTATGACAGATAAAGAGATGCTTTATGCTCTCAGTAAGTACAAGTCACAATTAACAATGGATGTTCCTCATCCAGATGAATCAGAGATTGAAAAGATAGTGAGAGATGGAATGAATCTAGACACTATATTGCAAGAGGACGAAGAAGATTTAGACTAAGCTATTATGGCACTTAACAGAACTACATACATTAATACAGAGCTCGAATGGGCAGAACAACAATTGTCTTCTTGGAAGCAATATGTTGATGCTAACCCAATGCACGAGCTTAAGGACAGGATTGAATGGAAACCTACAGCTAAAGGAGGCATGTTACCAATGGTGATTGCATCTATTGAAAGCCAGGGTAAGTTTATCCAAGAGACCATGAAGAACTATCTAGCCTTATTAGAGGTGGTAGATAAGCTAAGAGAGAAAGAAGAAGCTAAGGTGGAGGTGAGAGGAAAAGGAGAATTAAGCTCCAAAGCAGAGAGGTTTCTTAAGAATCGATAATGAAGCTACATAAGATAGATTATAAGGATTGGTTAATGAACCAAGGAAGGCTTCCAGATAAAGACTCTGCTGAGCATGATGCTTTCTTTGATTTCCATGAGGAGCTATGTAAGAATGGCTGCATGATGGGAGATACATATATTAACCCATTCTTATATTGGCATCTTAATGCATGGCATACAGAAGTGGACGTTATAGATGAGTTTGGTAGAATTGCACAGAAATATGCTAATCCATCCCTTCGTGACAATGAGTGGTTAGTTTCTACAGAGATTGACAGAGCTCAGAAAGAACGTAAAGGACTTGTTATTCTTGGTATCAGACGTTTTGCTAAGTCAGTAATTGAGGCTTCATACATTTCACATGGAGCTACATTTGATGAGAACAGTCAAAACATTATTGCAGGCTTGAATGCCTCCGATATTAAGCTGATTACAGACAAGATTGACAAGGGTTTGAACTTCTTGCCTGAAGCCTGGAAATGGCAGAGGGTAGAAGATAACTGGAAGAACCAAGTTACATTAGGTATAAAGACAAAGAGTGGTGAACGTATCCCTTTCTCACAGATTCTTATACGTAACTTGGATGATGGTAACAATGAAGAAGCAATTGCAGGTACAAAACCTAGAAGATTAATTATAGATGAGATTGGTAAAGGTAGTTTTTTACGAGGGTTACAAGCGGCTATTCCAGGTTTCACTACACCCTTTGGCTGGGGCTGCTCACCGATTCTTACAGGAACTGGTGGGGATATGAAGAAATTCATGGACGCTAAGTCCTTGATGTTCGATGTAGACAACTTCAATTTCCTTACATACAATAATTCCAAAGATGAATCAAGAATACATGGCTTGTTCATCTCTCATAAGTTTAGAATGGAAGCCAAAGAAGAATCTTCTCTTGGTGCATTCTTAGATTTGCCTAAGAAATCAGACCTACACAATGTAAAGATGTTAGTGTCTAATGAAGAAAAGGCTACCAAAATAACCAACGAAAACTTAGAAAGACTCAAGAAGGCAGGTGATAGAGTAGCCTACTTGAAGGAGAAAATGTATTACCCACAAGAGGTGGATGATATTTTCTTGAATGAAGATACTAATATATTTGATATAGAGGGAGCAAAACGACAAAAAGCTAGACTCTTACAACAAGAGCGTACAGGCATACCAGTCGTGCTATATGATGATGGAGAAGGGATTAAGCATGAATTTACAGACAAGCTACCCATCTCCAACTTCCCTCTTAAGAACACAGACATGAAGGATGCTCCTGTAGTGATATATGAGTTTCCTATTGATACACCTCCTTATGGATTATATGTAGCAGGAGTCGATCCCTACCGCCAAGGTAAATCTGCATATTCAACTTCATTAGGATCTGTATACATATATAAAAGGATGCATCAGTTGACAGGTGAGAAATATCAAGATATGTTCGTAGCTTCCTACTGTGCACGTCCTGATAAGAAAGAAACGTGGGAGGAGCAAGCACGACTTCTTATCAAATATTACAATGCTAGAACACTGTGTGAGAATGATGAGATTTCATTCATTGATTACATGATTTCTAAGAATGATGCACACTATCTAGAGAGACAACCAGATTGGTTGAAAGATATTGTTCCTAATACTACCGTGAGACGTGACTATGGTATACATAGATCCTCAGAGAAGATTAGGGATTTCTTGCATGGATGTCTCAAGAAATACACAGAGGAAACTTTAGTTACAGAAAGAGATGATGATGGTAACATACTCTCAGAGACTAAAGGTATGGTAAAGATATTTGATCCTGTATTGTTAGAAGAAATGATACAATACAATGAAGATGGTAACTTTGACCGTATTATTGCAGCAGAACTAGCTGTAGCTATGGCTATGAAGATGGATCCTATTATGGGAAGAATCGGTGGCACAGGTGATGCAAGAGTGATGTCAATGCAGAAAAGAAATAAAAACAATAAATTATTTACAGAATCCTCTAGTCTATTCAATTCTGGTGGAGGAAAGTATAAACGTAAACTGTTTACATAATGGCAATTATTAGATATACAAAAGATGCGACTATCAGGTATGCTTACCTGAACATCTTCCCTGATCAGTTTAAAACTGAGAAGGAAAAGCAGGATGAGAGTTGGATCAAAAACACCATGGACTACTTTGCAAACAAGGCTTATGCTGAGTATGTAAAGAACCGTGATACATTTGTTAAGAACTATGACTTAGTGAAAGGTATCCTTCGTCCTGAGGATTTTTATCAAGAGCCAGAGGTGAGAAGCTTTACAGATATGCTTACAGCTGATCTTGCTCTTCCTTCTTATGTAAAGATGTATTCAATCATTACCACTCCTATTAATGAGTTGATTGGTGAGATTTCAAAAAGACCAGATGCATTTCGTGTTAAGGCATTTGATGATGATAGTAAGTCTGAGGAGTTAGAATTCAAGACAGGTATTCTTCAAGAATACATTATGTCTACAGCTAAGCAAAAGATCTTAGAGAAAGCTAAGCTACAAGGAGAAGAGATTAGTGATGAGGATGTTCAGAAAATGACAATGGCTGAAGTTCAAGATGAGCTTGATTCATATACATCTGTTGCTGAGAAATGGGCTAACCATGTTCTTACATGTAATAAAGCAGACTTTGTTCTTAAAGAAAAATCAGAAGATGCATTCCGTGATATGTTAATTTCTGCTCGTGAGTTCTATCATGTGTATGAGGATAACTCTAAGGTGGGATTTAATGTTGAGGTAGCTAACCCTAAGAACACTTGGTTTTTAACAACACCAGATCGTAAATATGTATCAGATCCTACAGGACGTGCTCAAGGTGCGTATGCTGCTGGTACTGTACAAGTGATGGAATTATCAGAGATTATTGAATCTATTCCAGATATTACAAAGGATGAGATTGATCACCTTCGTAGCTCATTACAAGACTATGGTTTGATTAACGTTCGTGAATCTAATCTAGGTAATCCAGATGCTACTCCAGGTCAAGACTCAGTACAATATGATACATACGATCCTCTTGTCCTTCAGACACGTATGATTATTGAATCAGAGATGAAAGAGAACAATGATGGACTAAAGGACTTCTTAGGACTTACATCAAATGTGTCTTCATTTGGATACAAATATGTAGTGGTACGTTGTTATTGGATTTCTAAAAAGAAGATTGGTAAGCTCATCTACATTGATGAAATGGAAAATGAGCAGTCAATGCTTGTAGATGAGAACTATAAATCAGGAACAATTCCTACGCAACAGTCATTAGAATGGGGATGGATTAATCAATGGTATCAAGGAATTAAAATTGGACCAGATATCTACCATATCAAACCTTACAAGTTATTAAACTATTGTCCTATCATTGGTGTAGTACATGAGGTGAAGAACACAGAGGCTAAGAGTCTTGTAGATTTAATGAAGCCATTCCAAGTGTTGTACAATGTTTGTATGAACCAATTGTACAAGCTTCTTGAGAAAGAGGTAGGTAAGGTGTATCTTACATCTATCAGACATATTCCTATTCCTAAAGATGGAGATGCACAAGATGCTCTTGACATCTGGGAAATGGAAGCACGTAACCGTGGTGTAATGTTTATTGATGATAGCCCAGAGAACTTAAAATCTCCAAGCTCATTCAATCAATTTAGAGATATTGACCTAACGCGTACACAGGAGATTCAATCTCGTTACAACTTAGCTATGCAGTTGAAGCAAGAGTGTTGGGAACTGATTGGTATGTCTAAGCAACGTTTAGGCTCTATCTCAGCCTCTGAAACTGCTACAGGTACTAACACTGCTATTACACAATCTTACTCACAAACTGAACCATTGTTTGTAGCTCATGAGTATGTATTAGGTCAGTTATATCAAGCAATCATTGATGCATCATTATATGTAGAGAGTGCTAAACCACAATCTACTCTTTCTTATATTACATCTGAAGGAGAATCAGCATTTGTACAAGTGAATGGATCTGATCTTAAGTTCCGTGATCTTAAAGTGTTCTTGACTAATCGTCCAGAAGATAAGCAGATGTTCAACGAGATTAGAGGATTGTCTCAAGCTGTTCTACAGAATGGTGGTTCATTGCATGATGTTATTGAGCTTTATAGTACTGATTCAATGCGTCAGATGAAGAAGGTATTTAAGACTCTTAAAGATCGTCAAGAGCAGATGCAAGATCAACAGATGCAACAAAAGCAACAAGAGATAGAGCAACAACAGAAACAATCTGAAGCTGCTCTTGCACAAGCTACTCAAATGCAACAAGAAAAGATTGCTCATGATGATTATCAAAATGAATTAGAACGTATCAACAAGGTACAGATTGCAATGATTGCTGCTGAATCTAAAGCAGGTCCATTGTCTGATATGGATACTTCTGGTACTCCTGATGTATTAGAAATGAGTAAACTAGCTGCTGAAGAAAATAAAGCTGCAACTGCTTATCAAACTGAGCTAATGAGAATTCAGCAACAGAACAAGATTGCTGCTGATAAAATGGCAATAGAAAGAGAAAAGAATTCAATTGCTCTTAAGAATCAAGCAAATGACTTAGCTATTGCTAAAGAGAATGCTAAGAACAGAGCTTCAAAGAGTAAGTAATTCTAACCAAATAGGTTAGAGCAAATTTTATTAATGCTATATTATCAACAATAATAAGCATTATCAACTCAAATCTATTTGTTATTAATTTAATAAAACATATTTTTATATCGAAAACCAATTACAAAGTAACTACATATGGCTGATAATTTAGAAACCCCAGATTTTGGGAACTTCAGTATTCAGAGTACAGTAGAAGGAATGGGTAGTCAAGAGTTGTTAAACGACTTATTAGGCCCTGATACTTCTACAGCTAACCCTGATGATATCCAAGATATCAATACTCCTGATCCTGTTCCTGCTGCTCAAGCTACTAAGAAGAAAGCACCAGTTGCTGCTTCTGATGAAGACATTGATCAAGAAGATAAAAAGGTAGATGATAAAAAATCTATCACTGACTTCTTATATGATACAGAAGAAGAAGAAGAGGATACTGCAGTTGCTGCTGAACCAAAAACAGAAGCTTCAGAAAATGATGAAGATTCAGAAGATGTTGTTCCAACTACTCAGTTTTCTGCTCTATCTAATGACTTGTTTAAACTTGGTGTATTCACTAAGGATGATGACGAAGATGATGTTGCAATCTCCACACCAGAAGAGTTCTTAGAACGTTTTGAAGCAGAGAAGAAGAAAGGTGCTATTGATGTTGTGAATAACTTCATTGGACAGTTTGGTGAAGACTACCAACAAGCATTTCAAGCAATCTATGTTAATGGGGTTGATCCTAAAGAATATTTCAGTACATATAATGCTATCGAAAATTTTACTCAAATGGATTTATCCCAAGAGCCAAATCAAGTAGCAATAATTAAACAAGCTTTAGCTGATCAAGGTTTTGATCCTGAAGATATAACCTCTGAGGTTGAAAGACTGAAGAACTATGGTGATTTAGAAAGCGTTGCTGAAAAACATCATAAAGTATTAGTAAAGAAAGAAGGTATAAAGCTTCAAAAATTAGAAGCAGATAGAACTGCTCAATTACAACAACAAGCTGCAATCAAGCAACAGTATCACCAAAACGTGAACACTGTATTGCAAGAAAAGATTAAAAGCAAGGAGTTTGATGGCATACCTCTTAATTCTAAACTAGCTACAGAACTACAAGATTTTCTTTTGGCTGAGAAGTGGAAGACACCATCTGGAGAAACATTAACAGATTTTGATCGTACCATTCTTGACTTAAAGCGTCCTGAGAACCATGCGTTAAAGGTGAAGGTTGGTCTTCTATTGAAGATCCTTGAGAAAGATCCTACATTATCAACCATTCAAAAGTCAGGAATCTCTAAGAAGTCAACTGAGTTATTTGGTGAAGTTGCTAGACAAGCATCCAAGAGCTCAGTAAAATCTAAGTCGTCTGGAACTAGCCCTACATCTTGGTTTGCATAAAACAATAATAAATAGTAAAAATTAAACATAAACAAAAATGGCAATTCAAACAATCCCAGGTTTAACTGGTTTTACTTATGCTCGCGTTGCGTCGATGGACAAGCGTGCAGTTGGTAAGTTAACTGATTCAAACCACTTGGAAAGCTTTCACTCAACTGAGCCAGCAGACTACGATAAGAATATTATCTCTCTGTACACTCAGAGTTCATTGTACAGCAATGACTTCTTGGACATGATCAACAAGTCAACACCGTATTACATTGACAACAACAGTGATGCTTGGAAGTGGCAAGTACAGGTTCCTTACAAGTTCCCTAAAATTATTGACATCCCTGATACTACTCTAGCTTTAGATAAGCCAGGTATCGATGGTCAAGAATTTCAGATCATTATCGACACTAACGAATTCTCTAAGAACGCAATTGTTTCTGTAGGTACTCGTCAGTATGGTCCTCGTTTTTATGTGGTTAAAGATCCACAGCCTTGGAACGTAGGTTATTTGTACACTGTTACTTTAATCAGTGATAACCCAATTGTAGACTTTGTATCTCCTGTATTCTTACAAACTGGTATTGAGTTAGAATTAGTTGATGCTGCTATTGGTGAGTTTGATCAAGACTTATTAGGATTGCCTCGTTTAGGTGAGCAAATCACAATGTTTGAATCATTAGGTTCTGCATATGGTTATGAGCACAAAATTACTGAATGGGCTGATGATAAGATGATGGTTGATTCTTCTGGTAAGCCATTAGATATTTTAGTATATGCTCCACAACGTCGTGCTCAGTTACCTTTAACTCGTAATGATGTTAAGTGGGAACCGTTTATTGAGTTCTGGATGCGTAAGTCTATGTTAGAATTGAAAGTTAAGCGTATGATCTGGGCTAAGCCTGGTACCGTGAAGACTAATGGTTCTAAGCAAGAATTAAAGCGTACATCTGCTGGTGTTTATCACAGAATGCGTAACAATGGTAACTTAGTACAATACAACCGTGGAGAATTCACTGCTAACTTGATTCGTTCAGTATTTGGTGATTTATTCTATCGTCGTGTGGATGTTAAGGATCGTCGTGTTAAAATGTACACTAATGAAGCTGGGTTTGACGTGTTCCAACAAGCTTTGAAAAATGATGCATTGAATTCAGGTTTGACTTTCATGGCTGATTCAGGTAATCGTTATATGCAAGGAGAAGGACAACACATCACTTACAACTTTGCATTCGATGCAATGGTTACTCGTGAGACTGGTCGTGTTGAATTAATTCACTTAAAAGAATTAGACCTTCCTCAAACTAACTTAGAATTTGGACAGAACAAGAAATCAACTCCAGTATTTATGGTGTTTGATGTATCTCCAATGTCTGATGGTTCAATGGTTAATAACATCCGTGAGGTACGTATGAAGGGTGCTCCTTCAATGACTTGGGGTTATATCGATGGTACTCGTCACCACTTAGGCTTTGCTAAGTCTCAAGGTATGAGTTCTGCGAACAAATTCCCAGGATATGAAATCTGGATGAAGGATCGTTGTGATGTGTTCATTGAAGACTTGTCTCGTACAGTCTTGATTGAAGAAATCCCTCAATTCTAATACTAGGCTCCATGCCTAAATGCTTGCTAATCAGCAGGCTACAAGAAAGAACCTCCCCCTATCCTCCCTCCTCAGGGGGAGCTCTTTCTTGAAACAGAGTGACTGAGCTGTCACAGTTGCTAAGTTCTTCGATGAACGTCACTCTGCAAACCAAATTAAATTTAAACTACATATGGGTAAGTTAGGAAAAATCTCTACTATTAAGAAAGAGTACAACAATGCACAAATGCAAACCATGCAAGGTGGTCTTGCTGCAAAAGGTATGACACGTATTCCTGGTACAGGAGTGTTTAAGTATCCTTACAAAGAACTTGATGGTCAGTATCGTACAGGATTAAATCCTGAAGCTGCATACATTAGACGTATTGGTGATGAAACTGAAAGACAATTAGAAATCGAACGTGTAACTACTTTACGTAGTAAACTAGAATATGCATTAGGTGATGTGGATTTAGGTCCTCGTTCTAAGTTTTGGAACTATGGTTTATCACAAGGTGCAGATGATATGTTACACGTACAAGCAGTTAAATTGCTAGATGGTGATAACTTCTTTGATTTCACTAATCCAATGCAAGAGTTAGCTTTTGCTTGGTTAAGAGTTCATCCAACAATAGCTTCTAGCTATCAATCTTGGGAACGTGGTGAATATCCAGCAGATACACAGTTTTATGTAGTAGATGATGAGATTGAGAATGCAATCGTGTTCAAGAAGAAACAATTGATTAACCGTGCTATTAGCAAGTTTGATTCAATGACTCCTGAGAAGAAACGTAAAGTAGCTCGTTTACTAGGCTTACCTGTATCAGAAGATAGTAAAGACGAAGTGGTATATAACCTAGTGGACAACATCTTAAAACAGACTGAGTTCAAAGATGGTAAATATCAAGGTCTTTCAACAATTGAAGTGTTTGGTAGATTTGCAGATATGCAAGAAAGCCTTCTTCATATTAAAGATTTAGTAAAACAAGCAATCACTCATTCTATTTATAGAGTCAAACCAAATGGTAAAATTTACCAAGGCGAATTCGAAGTTGCTATAGATGAGGAAGAATTAGTTAAGTTCTTGATTGATGAAGATCACCAAGATGATTTACTGATCTTAGAGCAGAAACTTAAAACGAAAAAACTGGCCGCTGTATGATCCCCATAGATAGTTTATTATATAAGATTGACCAAAGACTAAATAAGCTATCAGCAAACGAGCATCAACAGATTCAGTTAGAAGACAAAATCTTAGCTCTCAATGAGGCTCAGATTAAGTTAATAAAGCAAAAAGTAGATGGTCAGAACACCATATCAGGATTGGGCTTAGATGCCTTTAAGAAAAGATATGAAGACCTGCAAAGTTTAGTGGTAGCTTACAATGATGGTGAGCTACCTCTTCACTTAAAGAATCCAGAGTTAAATCAGTGGGCTGCAAATATCCACGCTCTGGTTCCTAAGTACATGTTTTACATAGATAGTTATGTAATTGCTAGTAAAGGATTGTGTAAGGATAAAAAGATTTGGATCAATCGTGATCTTGCTAAACATGGTGATTTGCAGTATTGTTTAAACAACACTCACTACAGACCATCATTCGAGTATCAAGAGACATTCAATTTCTTATCCTCAGATGAGATCTCCATCTTTACTGATGGAACCTTCATCCCAAGTAATATCTACATCTCATACATGAGGTATCCAGTCTATATGAATAAAGAAGGATATATAATGTTAGATGGAGAACCATCGTATGATCGAGACTGTGAGCTTGAAACTTATCTAGAGGATGAAATTCTAGACTTGACCGTACAAAATCTTGCAATGTATACAGAGAACGCATCAGCAGTTGATAGTTCAATATACAGAATCAAGACAAATGAATAAGTAAACAATTTAATTAATATATACAAATGGCTGATTTCTCATTAACCACCCTGTTTGTAGTTCCTGTAGGCAACACATTGCCTAGTTCTGGATCTACAGAAAACTTAACTGCTGGTCAAGTAGGCTTCTTCCGTAGTGATTACACAGTAGCTAATGCTGGTAACATTGCGGCTAAACCTTATTTCTATGTAGCTCAAGGTCGTACAAACACTTACTTACAAGGATCAAAGCGTTCTGACAAGATTGCATCTGATGGTTCTAACGTAACTGAGTGGTACAAAGTAACTGGTAATCCAGTTCCTGCAAACCAAGTAACAGATATCTCTAACTGGACTGTTACTCCTGGTACTGATGTAACTATCACATTACGTGGTTTCTCTTCTTACTTACAAACATTGTACTTCAATGGTTTCACTCGTTCAGTGACTGTTAAAGGTGCATGTTTAGCTTGTGGTGGAGATCCTTGTGCTGATGTTGATGTTCCTGCATTAATCGATGCGTTCATCTTGAAATTTGAAGAGCATGCTCCAGGTAACAACCCTGACAACATCTACTTCACTCAGTTCTACCAATTCCAACGTATTGGTAATGATCAAGATGCTATCTTACGTATCTCTGGTAAGCCATTAACAGTTTATGGACAACCTTGCGACGTGGCTGCATTCCCTTGGGAGTATGACCGTTTCTATTTCCGTACATTCGTGTATGCTGGTCCTGCTACTACTGCTGACTTTATTGTTGCAGATAATTGTAACATGGTTGCTGATGCTGAGGTGACTCAACGTTCATCTTATGTTTCTGGTACTTCTGCTGAGATTCAACAATTAGAGAAGAACTTCTATAGCTACCAAGCTGGTTACTTAAAGCACTTATACCGTATGGTTGGGTACAATGAGAACTTTGAATCTTGGGTAACTGATGGAACTACTTATGACACTTACTATATCAAGTTTAACAACTATGATAAGTCTGCTTATGAGTGGGGAGATTATATCAAGGAAGATGCAACTGTAATCATTGCTTCTCCTACAGCATTATCTTCAGGTATTAGTGCTGTTTTAGCTGCTGCTTTAGGAACTGCAACAAATGAAAGTGGTCCTATTACTTCTACAACAAGTACTACTACTACTGTTTGGCCTTCTACTTCAACAACAACTACGTTGATTCCTTAATCAGAAGGTAAGAATCATATAACCTATGCCAGAGGGTGAGAGGATAAACTCTGTCCTCTGGCATTATTATTTTATAACGATATGCCAACTTTAAAATTAGATATATTAGTAATCAATACGTTCAATACTTTAACATTGGGCATTGCTGATATATCCACGTATCCTACTAATCCTCCTAATGTATCAGCACCTAGTATTGAAATTACAATGCCTGGTTTTGATCCTGTAATTCTTCCTTTTGTTCCTGAGGACTTTAATGTATTTAACTCAACATCATTAGGATTAACTGCTGTTGGATTAGGTAACGTGCCTCTTCCTGATGGTGTATATTTCTTAAAGTATACAGTGACTCCTCCATATGAAAATTATGTAGAGAAAAGCATTATGCGTGTTGAACAGATTCAAGAGAAGTTTGATAATGCATTTATGAAACTTGATATGATGGAATGTGACTCAGCAATTAGAACACAAGCAAAGGTGCAGTTAAATAGTATTTGGTATATGATTCAAGGATCTATTGCTGCTGCTAATAACTGTGCAGTAGATACAGCTAATAAGCTATATGTTCAAGCTAACACTATGTTAGATAATTTCATTAGAAATAATTGTGGATGTACTGGTAACAACTATATAGTTAATTTCCCTTAATATGGCTAATTGTAAAAGATGTCACGTAAAAGTTGGGTGTGGATGTCAATTAGTAAATGGCTACTGCTCAGCTTGTAACTACGCTGTTAAGCAAGAAGAAGCACAAGCAGCTGTAAATAAGTAATAAAATGTTAACACCAAGACTCGTTGATTGTATTTATTGTGCTAGTATCCCTGTGCTACTAACTGATATTGATTGTAAGCTAACAGACTTAGCTAATAATCAATATAATAATATTGTGTTTGCTTTAAACAACTATATACCAGGAGAAGTAATTGCTGACTTAATACACTATAAACAAATATTAACATACAAGCTTTGTAATCCTTGTTATTGTGAAATGTTTACTGTAGAGATGATAGCTAGTAGAGTAAAAGTTTTAATTCATAAATAGAAAAAGAAATGTCTTGTACAAATTGTTATAACGGATGTGTAGAAATCATATCTGATAAATGTGTTAGATACACAGGATTAGATAGCATCCCATTAGGAATTGCTAATGGTGATAGTTTATTACTTGTAGAAGAAGCACTTATTGAAAATGTTGTTTCATTCTTAGATGGAACAGGTATTGATATTACAATTGCTGATGGAGATTATTGTGCTCTTGTTACAGCATACTTACCTGTAGGTAGAGTTCCTAATGCTGTTGAGTTATTTAGAGCATTAGTAAAAGCTGCTTGTAGTTTACAAGCACAAGTTACTGCTGTAGCTGCTTCTGTTGCTACGTTAAATGCTGATTATGACATTGGTTGCTTAACTGGTGTTACAGCTTCTACTGATACTCATGCTATAGTTCAGGCTATTATTAATAAAGTTTGTGCAACAGACGTAGATTTAGCAGCACTAGCATTAGATGTAGATACTAACTATGTAAAGCTTGCTGATCTAAATACTCTTATTGCTTCTTATCAAGCATCCTTGCCAGGACTTACTGCAAAGAATATGACTACAGGTCAAAGAGATGCAATGGTTTCTGTTGCTGCAGGTTTGATTATTTTCAATACAACAACTTCTAAGCTTAATGTATATACAGGATCTGCTTGGCAAGTTATTACATCTGTTTAAGATACAAAAAATCCTGTTTGTTGGTTTACAGGGTTTCTCCCAGGACTAAACCTCCTGGGAGTTTTCTTTTTTATAACTAACTTAGTTAAGCTATATAATTAATTTGATTAAGATTGTTTGGTAATTCCAAAAAATAATTTATATATTTAGGACAATTTAACTAAACTACAACTAGGATGATGGGAAACCAAGATCAACTTTCAATGCTTCAAGCACTTTTGAAGCAGAAGAAAAGTAAAACATACTATGCTGCAAGGCTAGGTGTTAGCGAAATTGAAGTAGAAAATTTATTAAAAGAATTGAGGGAATTACGAGAAGATGATCAAGATTCAATTAATATTCTACAATCTGCCTCTCAAAGGTATCATGAATCAGTAAAGAAAGTTAATGTTGAGAAAGGAACTATTGAGAGTACATTGATACTCGATTTTGAACCTAAGGATGATATAGAGCTTGCTACTCTACACAAGATTAATCTTGATAAATACGTTATTACAAACTATTGGTCTAAGGTTTTACCTAATGGTAAATTTACTTCTTCAGTATTCTCTAAGAGAAAAGAAGGTAAAGACTACACTGCTGAGGACTTTGCAAAGTTTCTACAAAATTATACTCCTAACTACATTCCTGAACCAAAACAAACATCTTCTTATATTGAGCAGAAGATGGTAGATGTTGAACTATCACTGTCTGATTATCACTTAGCTAAGAGACACATAGATGGTGATAACTCTATATTTGAGAGATGTGCAAGATATTATAGAACTGCTACAACTCTTATTTCTAATGTAACATCATTGTATGATATTGACACGATTGTGTTTCCTATATCAAACGATTTCTTTCACACTGATAACTATCAGCATCAAACAACAAATGGTACTCCACAGGACACCATTATGGATTATGCTGATGAATATGAGCAAGGCTTTAGTTTACTTGTAGACACTATTAAAGCAATCAGTAGGGTTTGTGAGAATGTGAAGGTAGTATTAGTACAAGGTAATCATGACAGAACTAAGTCTTATTACCTAGCACATGCACTAGATGTATTCTTTAAGAATGATCCTAGTGTATCTTTTCTAAGAGAACATAGTACAGTGAAGGGTGTAATGGTGGGTGAGACATTTATTGGTTATCATCATGGTAACTGTAAGATTGAAGATCTTCCATTATTGTTTGCAACTCATCCTGAGTATAGCCAAATGTTTGGATATGCTAAGTATAGAGAGGTTCACACAGGAGATAAACACCACTACATGGCTAAAGAAGTCAAAGGTGTAAGAATACAACAGATGCCTAGCTTGTCTGGTACAGATAGATGGCACTTAGATAACAACTATGTTCATAGTGTTAGAGCAGCACTTGCTCTAGTCTATAACAAAGACACTGGCAAGATTGCTGAATTTGAAGAAAGAATATAACAATGGCAACATTAAGAAAGTTAGTTTCAGACGTGCGTTCAATGCACAAATTGCTATCGACAGACAATCTTATCACTGATAGGGTTGTTGCGTCTGAGATTAAAAACTGCACACAGCTATTACTTAAACGTGAGACTAATCTTCGTAAGCTTTGGGCTACGGATACTATCTTCACAACTATCCCTTGTTTAGAGATGGTGCAAGTACCTATCTCTGAGTGTTGTGATTATGTTGATCCATGTAATGTAGCTAGAACTAAGTTCAAGCTTCCTCGTATTGGAGAAGGTAACTATCAATACCTTATTCAAGGTGTTTGGTCCATCAATGCTATGGGAGGTCAAGGAACAAGATTTAAAGAAGTAACAATTAACAGATACTTAAACTTATTAGGTCTTCCTATTATCAAGAATCAATCTTACTATTGGATTGTTAATGGATATCTGTATATCAATAATCCATTGTTAAAAGCTATGAGAATAGCTGCATTCTTTGAAGAAGATGTTCCTAATGAGATAATGTTTTCTGAATGTTGCTGTGCACATGGTGTAGATCTTAATGACTATTGCATGAATCCTTTAGATAAAGAATATGGTTGTCCAGGATACCTAGAAAAACAGGTACTAGAATTAACCTCGCAGAAACTAATCTCGACATACTTTAAGATTGATGATGATAAAACATCTGATAATAAAGATGATCAAGTAAGCAAACAATAATGCCAAGAGTTAAAATAGACTGGAGATCATCCAGTAAAGACAACTACAAAAGCTTCTGTAAGAAGCATCCTCTAATAAAACTCACATTTGATGAGTGGAGGAATATCATCTATTCGTTTAACGAAGCATTCAAAAACTACATTCTTGAAACTGGAGAGAAAGCTAAGCTACCATTTGGCTTCGGTGAGTTCTCTATTAATAAGAAGAAGCGTAAGAAGTTTAAACAGGTAGATGGTGTAGATGTAATTAATCTACCTATTGATTGGCAGAAGAGTAAAGAGAAGGGAAAGAGAATCTACAATTTCAATTATCACACAGAGGGATACTTCTTTGGATGGATGTG